TTTTGAGTCTTATCTGTACTTTCATAATAGGTTTTCCTTAAATTCTAATTTACGTTAATCAGCTAATATCTCTGACTGTTCGTAACTAGTATCTCCGGTTTTAACCTAATACTTCCGTTACTTAAGACTAATATCTCTACTGCTATTCACTTGTTACATTGTATCAACTTCTATAAATTCTTCAACAGGTATTTCTACGTTTATTGCCTTTTCTTTCAAGTCAGACGCACAAAGTAATATCTCATCTTCTTCTATTTCTTCTACGTGTAGACATTCGATAAGTTCGTTTGATAGTTTAATGCTTTTGCTTTTCACTGCCAACGCAAGAGCCTCGGCGTTTGCAGGGACGGTCACTGGAGAAAATTCGAGCAACTCCCATTTAGTAAACATAAATCTTGCATTAGCCAGGTTCGTATTCGCTTTAATGTCGTCCGGTGTCGGCCGTCTACCATCCAAAGGCTTAAACCCAACCGAGAAAGCATTAAGAAATCCACCCTTGAACAACTGCCATACTTCCTCGGCTCGTTCAGTTGTGGCAAACTTAACCTTTGCCGTGATCCGCTTGATCCCACGTTTAACCCATAAAGCCTTACCGATTGGCGGGTCAAATGTCATGTGTGACCACGGGATAACCGGATTTTTACGGAAACTTTCAGCGTCCATACCCTTTGGTACTAATACCTCATTATCTCGATCTACTGAGTCGGTAGAAATGACGGCGATAACAGAGCGTTCTTCCTCATTTATATCGGTGGCTTTGCATAGCCCGAAAGATTCCTTTGTCTCGCCGTCGAATTTGTACTCGCACTCGATTAGTTCTTCGTTTGTTTCTATTGGCATTTACTTGTCCTTTATTTTGGTAATGCTAAAGCATTTTAATCATCAATTATAATAGGTATTAGTTGACATCTGCAATTTGGATGAAGCGGAGGGTGCTTTATCGACTCATACCCAAACTTCAAAGTAGTATCTTTGCCCGCATCGCTTAATACCGTTAAACTCGTACCCTTTTCAAACCAGGTACCACCAAGAGTTTTTACCTTGCCATCCATAGATCGACAGTACGGGCATGTGCGGTCATCTGTCGCTGTGTTCCACTTAACACCAGACACAACGCCGGATTGTTCCCACGCTAATACAGTGCCCTCATTATGCGCCCATATAGTCTCGGTTCTTACGACCCTATCTGCCTTTGATCTAGCATCGAAGTTATCGCGAACCGCTCTTATAGTTTGACTACGACTTTCTCCTTCATTGATTGACGCCTGTATATCGTCCCTAATTTCACGCTGGACGGTAGTTGATACGGATCGTATTTGTACCGATCTTTCATCTAATGCCCTAAGTACGTTAGGGCTGGAAGCGTTAACAATCGCATCAGGCTTGACATTCTCCATTGCGTCTACTAATCCGTTGATGAGTAGACCCCTAGTAAAAGGCGCAGCTTGTAAAGCTATTTCATCAGCCCATTTAGATTCGTTATATATCGAACTAATAATATCGTCGGCAGAAGCGGCGAAGGCAGCGTCACTGGCTTCATCCTCAATGGCCTTCGGCTTGCCATAAGCCTTAAGATTTCTTAAAACTTCAGCCTGCATCGCCTTAAAGGTCATGGTCATATTGATTTTGAATACATTGGGCATAAAATCAGGCTCGGGCAGGTCATTTGTTTGTCCTTCCCGCTTAATAACCTTCTTATCGTCTGTTTTCGGTTCGTCAACAACCTCAACGTCCATCGTCTGCGGCTCTACTGGCTCATCACCCCAATCGGCAGGCTGAATGCCATCCTTGGCTCGCTCCTCATTGATTGAACTGTACTTCATTCTTAGCTTAACTTCAATCTCCTTAAGCCTTGCTTCGGCATCTATCGGCGTAGCATCATCGAATAGTAAGAAAAGATTTTCACCCCAATTAGGAGTAAACTGCTCGTTAAGCTTCTGCTCCATACTTGTAAGCTTTGGATTGATAGTAAACTGCATCCACATTGTAATAGATGACCGGAGATTGTCCCGCGATATTTCGGTAGGAACAACGAAAGACAGAGGTACGCCATAAACGCCGCATGTCTCCTCTAGAGTTGTTTTTCGACCTCCCATAAAGTTCATGTCTTTTGGGGAGTGTCCGTATTCATGGACTTTCGACCCACCTGACGCTATAAACAGCTTACCTGCGTTCTTTACGCCGCCTGTAGTACTTCTGTAGTTAGCTAGGATGCGTTTACGCTCTTCGGGTTGTAAAGTGCTATCAGTGGGCACTTCCATCACCATTGACGGATTACCACCGTTCTTAAATGAGGCTATTTCGTACTGATTCATGGCTTCATTGAGATCAATACTCTGTTCGCCTGCTCTCGTGGGAGAATCGCCCTTAAGCGGGTTTGTGGTTGATGTGTACTTAAAATGGACTATGTCTTTGGGGTTAAATACGCTTGTAGTCTTATTTACCTTGTACTCGTACCCTGCAATCCGTTTGCCATTAGAACTCATTTTAATCGACACACATTGGGACATTAACGGCCAAATATTGATGATTGTTCCGCCAACCCCGCGTTGTAACCACCAATAATCAACGCCTATAGAGTCAAGATACTTGATTGTAAGTTCTTTAAGGTCGTAGGCGTTATCGTTTGGGTTAACATTGCGTAGTAGGTCAAGTATAGGGTGGTCTGTTATTTCCTCGATCTCTGTCGATCCGTTTACCCTTTCGGCCAGCTTGGTATGCAGAAAGCTATGCCTTTGTTTGCTGATCGGTGTGGATTTATACCCTTTTGCGGTAGAATTGCTCTTTGTGGTGTATAACCGGAGCGGAACCTGGGCACAAGCCTTTGCGTTTCGATCGATGCAAGTCCATGACCAGCCGCGTATCTTAGCAATTAGAGCCTCGTCTGTCTTAGCTCCCGTATGACCCATCTGCAAGCCGAGGTGTTCAAGGATAGAAGCCCCCATCGCTTTACGAAATAAAAAGCCTGTAATTTTTGTTCTTATCGACATATACTCAGCTTATACCATAATATTAGTTATTTGTCAAGATAAATCTTTTATTTGTTTGTTGTTTATTAAATATTGTTATCCCCTGTGTTATCCGGTTGTCTAGCCTTTTGCAACATCTCTTTATGAGTAAACAACCTACCAAGCAAGGCATCTTGTGCTTTATCTGACATAAACATCATAGACTGTTCTAGTGTAGACACTGTCTGCTGCAATAACACATCCATAATCTTATGGGCAACAAAATCTTCACATCCATTATATCCTGAGTGCATTTCCATTATCTTTCCCTTTCAATCATGCCACGGTCGTCTGATTAAACACTGGATTATAAATACAACGGCTTAGACGCATACCTTAAAGCTTCAACAGCTATAGGGAAATTTATCAACCGCCAAACATGGCAAAAACAACGTAAGGAGACTAAATTATGAAAGTGAAAAAAAAAGCCGATGCGTCAACACCGGCCAGGAACTACAAACAACAGAAAAGAGATTACACTAAAATCACATCAGGGTCAAGCCTCAAATTCAGCGATGATATTAAACGGCATTGGATTGTAAAAAAAGATGAATGCAATTACGAGCGTCACCCCTGCTATTACCATCTGCCATCCGGTTATGTTGTATATTATTGGATTGTTCATTGTTAAACCTCCCTTTCTATCGTTTCCTGCGGGTTTATACATTCCGGAAAGCTGTTATTAGCCTTAAAACAAGGCTCACTCTCACACCCATCATATATCCGGCTACATATAGGGCCAAATGCACAGGTATTAAGACATGAAACCGGCGTTTCTTGCTCTTGCGTAGGGTTTATAGATTTATCCATTATATGTCGTCCCATATTGCCGGATCGTTTTCGTCAAGGGGGATCATATCAACAAATCCCTCTTTAGTAAATACGTTATCCTTGTTCTCTTGTTCACCTAATACTTCCAGATCTACCTTACCGCCACCCTTTAGCTTTGTTACAATGTACCGTATAGCATCTATTAAATGATTGAACATGTCAACAGGTTTATTTAATAATGTACCATCTTTCTTCTCGGCCCACTTGTAACTCTGAAACTCCTTCAACAGATTGGGACTATTGGCGTCCAGCTTCACATTGTACTGTCTGATCCGCTGTATTCCATGCAATATCGAATCTGCCCCCTTTGTACATGGCACTATATAAAGCCCTGTGTTGCGTATCTCGACGATCGACTTTGGTTCGGCA